GATCCATTTATCATTGTCTTCTTCTGATTTTTCTTCTTTTTTCCCTTCAATCAATAAACGACTTCCTTTTAATGAAACCGATAAGTCATCTTCTTGATATCCAGGCACACTCACTGTCAGTTCATAATGGTTATCATCAATCTGTTTCAGGTTATAGGTCTGAATTGGTGATGCAATAGGCTTACTACCTGTTAACTGACTAAACAGGCGATCTATCTGATCAAAGCGGTTTGACAGTAGGTTGTCAGATAATGCTGGGAATAATGAAAAAGGTTTAATGTTAGGCATATAACTCCTCCTTCAGTATTTAGTGAATTATGGGCGGTATCTTATTTACCCAAAATATAAATATGAACGAGCAAGTATTTTTCAAGCCCTAAAATCTAAATTTTTTATCTTTAACCAACATGGGATTGTAGATAGCAAAAAACCCCGCCGAAGCGAGGTTTTGTATATTCAACTATTTAATGCTCAACTCATTTGAGCTGTCATCACACTTTTGCAAAAGATGCATTTTGCGCCGTGTGGATTGTTCACTGTGACATCAAATTGTGATGTTCTATATTGTGAACTGCTACAACAAGGGCATTTAAAATAGAGGCGAATAGTAATAGCGCCTTTAGAGAGCCACCACGTTGCCTGCTGCTGGGCCTTTCATACCATTTTCCATGGTGAATGAAACTTGTTGGCCTTCCGCTAATGTTTTGAAACTATCACTTTGGATTGCAGAGAAATGTACGAATACATCTTTGCTGCCATCAGCTGGAGTAATAAAACCAAAACCTTTACCTTCATCGAACCATTTTACTGTACCAGTCATTGTATTAGACATAGAATTTCCTTTAATTTATTTAATTTGCCATAAGGCATATGCGGTTTGTTTTGTATTTTTACTTATGGGAATTAATTAGAAGGAATTCACAATGAAGAGGTATCGAGGATAACGCTAAACGGGAACAACTTTAAACTTACTAACATAAATAGGTCTGTACTTCCAAACCAGTGACGCTATTAAGCCATAGAAAAATTCAGATAGCAAACTTTATTTTTTAGCGATAAATCAGCTTAAGTAGACCTATAAAAAATACAACCCCGCTATACTCACGAGGTTTTTAATTGATAAGAGGTGTAGCATCAAAACCATCATTAACACAATATATTGTGTTTTGTAATTACGCAAGGCTATAAATGTGGTGTTTCCTAATTATTTTATCCATGTCTAATTTTACGTTGTCAACCGATAAACACCCTTCAATAAATCCTTCCGCTGTCTGCAATCGCTTAGACACTTCATTATGAGAAATACCGAGTTTTGAAGCCATTGAACGCAAAGGATAATTCTTCACATAGTACATAATAACCAACTGAAACAAGTAACTATTATTTACCTTTAAATGTAATACCGCTTTATTGATTTTTAAGCCATCATCATCTGAACATTGCTCTCGGCTTCGTCTTGAGCTTGGAATTAATCCTTTAAAACCGGCGGCAATTGATGAGTAATCGATACTATTTCCCTCATTAGCTGACCACGCACCCCAACGTGATAAAACTTCCTGCATATCTCTCATACAGACTTCTCCAAACCATTTGTTACCTTGTTACCTATTGATTAATCACTTACACCTTCATCTCTCTTTCTCGTTTTAATTGCCTCACCTTCGCTCTGTATTTATCACGTATCTGGATATAATCTTCGCGTCGCCAATGCGGGAGCTCATGAGGTCCTCGTAACCAATCAACTAATTCTTGACCAAATTTTTCGATAAGTTTTTCCTCATACTTTTGACTTACACTGGCATTTTTATGAGTAAATAGCCCAGCTCCACCATTACATGATTTACATTGCTTATATGCATTACGTTCATCAAATCTCAGCTCAGGGTGTGAACCCACAGATAAAAAATGACCACAATCCCACTGCCCTCCATGTAAATCTGGGGGATTAGTTTCACCACAACTAATACAGGGTTCATCATGATCTCTGAGTCTGATATATTGATTAAACGCAGTTTGAGCTTGTTTGATAAAATATGAGGTAGGTTTTACTGCTAACTTGCGGGCTTTGAGTTTGTCTCTTGCTTTGATTTCCTTTTCTCTTTGTGCCTTTTTGAGTTTTACTAACGCTTTTTCTTTTTCCTTATTCCTTCGTTTTATTGCCAGTTCTGCTCCGTGTTCTGGGCAACACCACCAAATATTACTGTATTTAGGATGAAACCATTCTCTACATATTTTACAGCACCGTCGCCTTAGCACCTTCATTCTATTTTCCTTTGATTTGTCCATCAGCAATTATTCCTCTTGATTTCTTTTTAAACTCATATATTCAGAATTACTGGGAATGATGATGGGAATTCCCTTCTCAATGCACCATTGTTCATGTTTCTCCATCATGTAAAGCATCCTTGCTTTATCCATCTTGCTGGTTTTTTCACGCTCACCGTTTTCATTGCGCCCTAACCAATGTCCAACAAAATATTCATGAGTTTCCTCATTAGTGATGGGCTTTGATAAAACGATTTCACCAACACCATTTTTAATATCGATAACAACGCCACGCGCACGTAACCACTCGCCTGTGGTTTCCATCCACATACGCCATGTTTTATTCATGGGTATGGTTCTTAAATCACGCCACTCGGTGATTTTGATGCGATAGCGTTTACCTGTTGTCACGATTTCGGAGAGCACTTTGAAAATACTGTTGAGATTGGATTTATGGAGACAGATATCATCTGTCACGAGGTCTCCTTTTTACTTTCATGAGTTAAAACGATTTTTCACAATACCTTTTAGGCTCTCGTTTCGGTTGAGCGCGATATGCAGCCATATATTGATCAACCGGTGTAATACTCAATCCTTGTTGATCAACATACACGGTGCCTGTTTTACCGTGTCGATTGAGCCTTAAAATCATTTCGGTCAGCGTTTCATCCGCATTATCGTGGTACACCGCATCACGATAAATGCCTAACCAATAATCACAATCTTGCTCGATTTGTCCTGTATCTCTTGAATCACTTGGCACGGGACGTTTATCAGCCCTGTTTTCTAATCCTCGATTCAGTTGTACAAGCAACACAACCACCGTATTGAGCTCTTTCGCTAATATCTTTAGCCCCTTAGTGATTTCGCCATAGGCAATATCATTACGGTCAGCTTTTCCCGCTTGCATCAGGGTGAGGTAATCGACACCAATGAACCCAATATCACCGACTTTGCGTTTGATTTTCCGACTTTCAGAGCAAATGTGTTGTAAGGACATGCCAGGTGTATCATCCACCCAAATATTGGGCTCATCTTTAAGGCGACCGATGGCACTGCAAAGCCTATCCCATTCATGCTCTTCTAATTTTTGGTAAAATTTATCTGAGTTAATTTGGGTTTGTTGGGCTAGTGTCCGTTCAACAAGCTGTTTATCCGTCATTTCCATGCTGAACAGCAATACAGGCTTACCTTGTTGTGAGACATTTTTTGCCATTTCAGTGAGAACGGTTGTTTTTCCCATCTTAGGACGAGCACCAATCACGAACAGTGAACCGATGACAATCTGTTTCGGGCTTAATAGGCGGTCAAAATCTTTAAATCCCGTTTTTAATCCTCGATGTTTCTCTGGGTTATCTTGTCGGTCACAAATGTCAGTAAAAACATCATCCAACACATCATCAATTCGGCGTAATCCTGTTTTTCTCCCCATTTTTCCAAACGACGTAGCTTCATCAAGCAAGCGTTGTGCCTGTTCAATTTTATCCGTAAAACTTAACTCACTTGGCACCATCATGAGCTTTTGAATTTCAACCGTCTTTTCGATAACAAAACGCTGTGCGGAACACTCTCGGATTTTTTTCGCATAAGCCATAATGTTAGCAATACTCGGTGTTTCTCTTGCCATCTCAGCGAGATAGGCAAAGCCACCTGATTGATTAATTCGCCCTTTTGACTCCAGACAATCCGTCACCGTCATAATGTCTATTGGCATACGTTGGGTATACATTTCTCGCAGGGTGAGATAGACAATTTGATGGTGTTGGGCATAAAAATCTTCAGGTTTTAGCAGTGAAAAAATTGATTGCGCATTATCACTTTGTGGGTCAAGCAGGAGTCCTCCAATAACATTTTGTTCCGCCATCAAATTATTCGGAACTTGGTTCATCACAGTGCCCCCTCCCTTGTTTTGAGTACCGTCTCAGGTCTAAGTAAATAATCAAAATTCGCTCGCCAACCCCGATTATTTTCTCCGAAGTACCAAGCACTTGCCGTTTCCATAAAATAATCAAAATAATTTTTAGCTGATTCGACTGTGGGCTCTTTAAGTTCTTTCAGGAATTTGGATATTGCTCTTTTGCGTTTGTCATTCAGTGATTCGGCATTGGGTAATCTATCCCCTGCTGATTCGTTGAAGGCTTGCATGATTTCCTGATAAGGAATGTTAGTTTGTCGATTAACCGAAATCTGCTTTGCAGGTTTCAAGTCGTCAGACGATAGTTTTTTAAGGTTAATTGACTGGTTAAAAGACTTACTGGTTCTGGGTAAAAATTTTTGACTACCCCCTAGTCCAACCGTTTGACTACCGTGGTCAAATTCTTTGACTACTTCTGGTACAGAATTTTGACTAGGTGGTACTGTATTTTGACTACCCTCATCAAGAGATTTAGCCTCCAAATCCAGAATATATAAATTGGAAGTATGCCCCTTATCTGTTTTTCGCGTAACTTTACGAACAAACCCTTTTTTACATAAACTTTTAATGTGGTTTATCGCACTTTGACGACTAATTTCGCAATGACGCGCAATAGTCTCATAAGAAGGAAAGCACTCACCTTTATCATTGGCATTATCGGCAAGTTTGAGTAGCACCATTTTTTGTGCTGTACTCCCCACCTGTAATTGCATGGCTTTTGCCATTAGAAGCATACTCATTTTCGCTCTCCTAATAACTTATCCCGATGTGCTTTCCTTAACTTTGCGTCTTTCAGTGCTTCCTTTAAACGCTGACAACCCAGTGGGGTTATTTCTTGTAATAGCCTATTTCTCATGATGTTTTTATGCTCATCACAGCCATTAAATTCATGATTTATTCTTTGTCTCATGGTATAATTTCTCCATTCCAAAGCTGTATCAAAAAAGGGAAACTGAAGTTTCCCCTTGTGATAAAAACTGGATATTGATACAGTATATTTGTACGTTAAATGGTGAATTCCATTGAACAACACGCCTCGTTTGTTGCCGCAATCGAGGCGTTTTCTTTTATTTTCATTTGAGAAAGTTCACCCATTTGTTTCCACAAAAATCGGTACTCTTCTTCTGAGATTTTTCGTTCTCCTTCCATCACAAAATCAATAATTCCCGATGCGACAAGTGTTTCGCATATTTCAGGATATTTTTCTGTTCGACGTAGGATTGTTGAATCATGAACACCTAACGTTCTAGCCACAGCAGACTGAGTTTTATTTCTCAATGCTTGCAATGCTGAAGCGATTAGGTGATTAGAGATAAATTGATTGAATTGTTTGCGTGTATTTGCGCATTCCATTGTTTAAAGTCCTTATGAGTTAACTAAGGGACAATAATGATCCGTGGCTCATTCCGTATGAGTTGATATTGGGGGAAGAGTTGTCGCTTTATCAGCGACTCCGTAGCAGTCAAAAACTGCGATTGTTAAAGAGCGAATAAAACTATGCAGTTTCTAATTCAGGCCAAATTTTATACCAATCGTCTGGCCTTAAATCTCTGCGTGTAACTGCACCATTTGTTGCTATTTCAATTTCAACACAACGCTTAGGAGAAATAGCACTAACACCAGATGCCATTTGAGAAAGGAAAGACTTCGAAACACCCAATTGGTCAGCTAATTCTTTAGCACCCCCCCACTCAAGTGAATCTATATATTTTTTTAACTCCATATTTACTCTCCATTAGTTTCAAACATGGAGTTTATTAAACACTAAACCCAACGTCAAGTATTTGCTTGTTTAGTCATTACTAATCAAAATAAAGATATGGAAATAAAAAAATTAAGACAAATAAAACTCTCACAGTGGTTTAAAGGTAAAACCCTGCCCACTAAAGAGAAAAGCTATATATCTCAACTGATGAGTGGTAAATCATCGTTTGGAGAGAAGGCAGCTCGTCGTCTAGAAAGAGACTATGGGATGCCTATTGGTTATCTGGATACCCAAGATATTCAGGATGATGAGGTTGAATTCATAGGTAAAGTACCATCAGGTTTAGTCAAAGTACGTGGCGAAGCATTTCTAGGTGTCGATGGTGCTGTTGATATGATTGAAGCCCATAGTGGATGGTTAAAAATATACAGTGATGATGTTGATGCATACGGGCTTAAAGTTAAAGGTGACAGCATGTGGCCTCGCATTCAATCAGGTGAGTATGTTGTCGTTGAACCGAATACATCAGTAAAAACAGGTGACGAGGTATTTGTACGCACGATTGATGGTCACAACATGATAAAAATCTTTAATAAGACTAGAGATGGCGACTATCAGTTCACCAGTATCAACAACTCACATAAACCAATAACGTTATCACCAGATCAAGTAGATACCATTCATTATGTCGCCGCTATAGTGAAGCCTATCAAGTTTATTGATATCTGTGAAAAAACAGACAGAGCATTATTTTAATGGCCTTAAGACATGTTTTAGAGTGCGGTGTGATATGGTAAGTGGATATTTAAAAAAACAACTGCTATATTGACATTAGTTAAATTAAGTGAATTAGAATATCACATCTGCATGTAACATGTTGTTATTTTGGAAATTATTATGTCATCACCGAATCCTAAAATGCTAAAATGGGCAAGAGAGCAGGCAGGTTTAAACTTGCATGAAGCAGCTAAAAAGCTGGGCTTGAAGAGTGCCCGCTTTTCTCCGGAAGAGGTGTTGATGATGTTTGAGTTAGGTGAAAAAGTGCCAACTCAAAATCAGCTGGGTAATTTTGCTAAAGTCTACCATAGACCACTAATATCTTTTTACCTAGAAAAACCACCTGTTATTGCAAATAAAGGCGATGATTTTCGTACACTTTATAATGCTCCAGACCCACTAGAAAATGCAACTGTCAACACATTAATAAGAGATGTACATGTAAGGCAAAAGATTGTCAAAGAGGCACTGATAGATAGCGATTCAGCGATCTCTTTACCATTTATAGGCACATTAAAAAATGACACGACTGTAAGTGAGGCCGCATCTTTCGTTATTGATACTTTCAAAATAGATATCTCCACATACAGAAAACAAAAAGACGCCCATTCCGCATTTAACTTTTTAAGAAATGCAATAGAAGACAATGGCATATTTGTTTTGCTGATTGGAAATTTAGGAAGCCATCATAGTAACATTTCTGTTAATTATTTTAGAGGTTTTGCTCTATCTGACCCTATAGCTCCTTTTATTGTTATTAATGATAATGATTCAAAATACGCTTGGTGTTTCACATTGCTTCATGAGTTAGTCCACCTACTTATAGGCAATACTGGGATCAGTAATGCAAGTATTGATAATCTGGTTGAGAAATACTGTAATGATATTGCTAGCCAGGTGCTAATATCTGATGATGAATTTAAATCTATAGGTGATATCCATAGTCTACCAATGGATGCTTTAGTGGAAAATATCAGTGAACTAAGTATTAAATTCAATGTTAGTTCATCAATGATTGCATATAGATTATTCACTCAAGGAAAAATTGATAAAAATAATTGGGAATACATATCCGATTTTTTTCTAAAGAAATGGCTTGCCAGTAAAGAAGAAAATAATAGTGGGAAATCTAGTGGAGCATATTACCCAACCAAAAGACATAAAGTAGGAAAAGCTTTATCTAATTTGGTCAAAAGATCCATTATTGACGGGGTGCTAACAGAAACTAAAGCTAGCAAAGTTTTAGGCGTAAGCTCAGGAAATGTTATTGAATTGGTGGGATTATAATGAATACTAATGGACTCTTATACCTTATTGATGCCAATATTGTTATACACGCCAATTCTTTTTATTATCCTTTAAATAGAGTTCCTGAATTTTGGGAGTGGATATTATTTCACGCACAAAATAATAATGTGAAATTACCTACCGAAATTATAAATGAAGTTAAAGGTGGCGATAAAGATGAACATGCAAAATGGGTTCATGACAAATCGAATAAGTCCATACTGCAATTAAATGAAGATTTAAATATAACTAATCTAAATAAAGTTCTAAGAGAAGGATATGCCAACGATCTTACTGATATTGAATTAGAAAAAATAGGGCAAGATCCTTTTTTAATATCTTATGCAATGTCATCTCCTCACAACAGAATTATTGTAAGTAATGAAACATCTAGCCCTAGCAAAATTAGAGCCAACAGAAAGGTTCCTGATGTTTGTAAAGCAATGGGGGTTCGGTGCTGTAATGTTTACACTATGATAAGAGAGTTGGACTTTAGAACAAATTGGAAAAACAGTATTTAATAACCTACCTAGCGCCCTCCTTACGAGGGCTTTTTTGTGCACACCTCTCCTCAAAATAAGTGTTCGGCATTACAATCTGCGATTTTTTACAAATAAATTTGCTTAACATTCATGGTTTTGTTAACCATTAGCTAAACAGAGTTTAGTAAATGCTTGACCCATATTTTAGTATTTAATAAACTAAGAACATCAACGGAACACAGCACGTTGATGTTCTTTAACAACGATGGTGGCGAGCTGTGTATTAGCTACCAGAACGGCGACGCTGATAAAGCGTCAACCTTCTCAGAAGGTTTTCGGATTGGTGTTTCATTATTTTATCACCAATCACTAAAGCCAACTGTTTGGAGGATATATGGCAACTATAAAAGTGAAGAAATCACGCAAACCAGACTTTTTACGTGGTAACTCTGCAAATAGACGTCATGCCAGACGGAAAGTAGAAGCCATTGCAATTAAAGATATTGAGATGCAACTAGACTCAATATTTCAACTAGAAACTAAAAAACTAAACCGCGTTGAAAAGACATTATCACTGAGCCACATTCCTGTGACTAGAAGTATTGAACCTAAATTCAAACCATCAGTAGATAACTGTTGCTTACCTAATGTAGCAGTATTTTCAAGAGTTAAAACAAAACAGCCAAACAGTAAGTTTAGAGTGACAGTTAGGGCTTAAATCAAATTACCTTATGGTTTGATTGGATTTACTTTGATGCCATAGTAAAGTTTATCTACTGACGATAATGAAATTACCAGGTAGATAAATGAACAAAAAAACTACTGCATCACGATTACTAAAAGCACTCTTGGCGGCTTCTTTTTTATTTCCTGCTGGGTGCTCAATAACGGCACCTAATAGCGAAGAGGCTCAATTTGCTAAAATGGGAGAGGATAAATTTAAGCTCAAAAGTGGTAACTCAGAAAGCGTTGCGACTCTCAGAGAGAAATATTTAGACCTTTACGGTAGTGAACTGATAAAACCAGAAACATTGTCATGCCGATGGAATTCTAAATGCTACTTCAAGAGGTGGCTAATTAATTACAATAATGGGGTAGAGGAAATGAAAGCCAAGGAATTGGCGGATAAGAAAAAGAAACAACTAGAAGAACAAAATCTGCGCAGAGAGGCATGTATGAAAAATCCAGAGTGCGTAAGAGGTGAGAAAATAGATTCAGCAGCCCAGCAGTTAAACATGGGTTATAACGTTCTCCAGGGAATGTACCAATATGATAAGGGTGGTGCTGACACCTTGGCAAGAATGGTCTGCAGAGAATCAGGTAAGGCACAGAGAGATAAAGTAAGCAAAGAACACATCAATGAATGGGTTAACTCTCTTGATGGAATACCGCCTTATGTAAGGCGGTATGTTGTTCAGGTAGCAGAATCATGCTGGGATTTAAGTTCGCTAGGTATTTCAAACGGGACAGTTAAATTACGGCGTTATTAATTTAAATAAAACATATTCAATTAAGGGGCTAATTACACAGCCCTTTCTTTTACCTCGGTTGTGTGAATACAGATACTTTTACGCACCAACGCCAAAATACTTTCAACCAATAATAATCGCTATCTCAATAGCGAGCTCCTCGCATGAACATAGACACTATATTCAGCGCCCTACTTCTATTCGCAGTCATTTCATTAAGTCTAATTATCGTAAGGTAAATTATGAAAATTGACCAAGATATTTTCCGTCTAGCGCAAGCTCAGGCGCAGGTAGCTATTCGCCAGAAATGTGAGGATATCTGGTGGTTAGCAATGGAACTACTCAAAGAAAGTTATCAGGAGGATTTATGTAAATTTCATACAGCTACTCGAACGGAATTCGGATAATAGACGGCAAAACAGTCATGGAATTTGAAGAAAGTAGCCAGCTTAGTATTGAGGCAGGAGGCGTAAAGAATCGCAGGAACTCGAACACGATGAATTCATGTATCAAACGGGAATGCTAGGACAACAGGGATTGTCATTACCTTTAAATGATTTTGCAGGAAATTTTCAATGAACGTTTCTAACTCTTACCCTTCAGATAAATACCCTCGATTAGCATCTCCGTCATTAGCAAAAAACAGAGAGGAAACTCTAGCTCAAGCTATTGCAATGATTGACGGTCAATTGCCGAATACAAGTGTGCCAGATAGGGAAAAAAGATTAGCAATGGAACTGCTACACATAAACTTGGATACATCGAAAAATCATCCTCCTCTTCCTGAGTATATTCGAGCCCAACGAGATTCAAAAAGGACATATGTACCTAGTAATAAATTTGAAGTCGATTACTACGGAAGTGATCGCCGTCAAGGTCAATATTTAGGGGATTAATATGACTGCTGTATACAAAGCTATTAGTAATGTTGCCAGAGAAATGGCTGAAACGGGCATTAAAAAAGGAAGTGTAAACCAGCAACAAGGATTTATGTTCAGAGGAATTGACGCGGTATATAACGCCCTTGCCCCTGCTCTAGTTAAGCATGGATTGCTGATTCTTCCACGGATCATTGAACGTACCGTCACGGAAAGACAAACACAAAGAGGTGGCTTGTTATTCTATGTCGTAGTGAAAGCTGAGTTTGAATTTGTTTCTGTTGAAGACGGAAGTAAACACACAGTTGTGACTTATGGTGAAGCGATGGATAGCGGAGACAAAGCCACAAATAAAGCCATGTCTATTGCATATAAATACGCAGCTTTCCAAACATTTTGTATACCAACCGAAGAAACAGCAATCGATGCGGATGCAGAAGTCCACAATGCAGCACCGAGAACACCAGATCAAATATTGAAAGATTTTACTAATTCAGCAATGGCTATTACAGATCTCAATATTTTGAAAAAAGAATTTGGTGAAACATGGAAGTTACTCAGAAAAACGCCTGAACAATCGAAAGCAAAGGAAGTATATAACATCAGAAAATCAGAATTGGAGAAGATGTAATGGCAAGTAAAGGTGTAAACAAAGTCTTATTGATAGGACATCTAGGCCAAGATCCTGAAATGCGTTACCTCCCAAATGGCGATGCAGTTACTAATATTACATTAGCCACCAGCGATTCATGGAAAGATAAACAATCAGGTGAAACCAAGGAACGTGTTGAATGGCATAGAGTTGTGATATTCGGAAAACTTGCCGAAATCGCTGGAGAATATATGCGTAAAGGTTCACAAGTCTATATCGAAGGCCAATTACAAACACGTAAATGGCAAGATCAAAATGGACAAGATAGATACAGCACGGAAGTTGTAGTAAATATTAATGGCTCAATGCAAATGTTAGGTAACAACAATCAGGCAGGAAGCCGGAAATCACAACCATCACCTCATCAACACGGATGGAGTCCTCAACAATCTCCTAAACATAATGAACCCCCAATGGACTTTGATGATGATATTCCTTTTGCGCCGATTGGACTTATGTATCCACGATATTTGATTAATATAATTTAGACAATGTTATGGCGGTGGATTAATCACATGGATGTCAGTATTATTTCTACTTTAATTGATAAACTGGATAAAACATATGTCTGCCGAATTAATAACTTTTATTGTCGCTATTTTAGCTGGAGTCGTTTCTATCGTTGGTCTTGTTATTTCAAAAGAAGGTAAAATTTCTGAGTTTAGGCAGTTATGGATAAATGACCTACGATCTGCACTAGTTAAGTTAAATAAAAATATGTTCATACTCCAAGAAATGCATATTAAAGAGATGCCTGAAAAGGAAATAATGCATCAAAAGGCTAATGTAAAAGAATCAATATCAGAAGTGTATCTAAGAATAAATACGTCGAAACCCAATAAAGCTGAAATTGATTTAATAAACATCATTGAATCAATTAAATCACAATTAATACATATACCTAAAATAGGTCTTTTTGAGTGCTACGAAAATGATCTCACTGATAAATCAGCAGCCGTATTAAAAAGTGAATGGAAAAGAGTTAAGAAAGGAGAATTCATCTATAGATTTTGGACTTATATATTTACCTCTATATTTTTTATTACGCTATTATATTTAATAATATCATTCATAGGATTTACAAAGTAAAAATTAAAATTTAAGCCCCGCACTAGCGTGTTTTTTATGACTAAAATCTAGGAGGGGTACTAAAACTTAATGAAACATTAATATTTAAATGGAGTGAAACTCAAATACCAACTAAACAAATTTTAGATTTAACAAATGAAAAATCAATGTTATTCAACATGTAGGAGAAAATGACAAGACACAAAGGGTAACGTTTTAAAAAGAGAATCAATAAATGTCTATTTAAACTGTATACGGCAGTATGGAGAAAAACATGTCAAGAATGGTGACTCTTGAAGCGTGGGCAAGGTTGGAATTTGGAGATGCTTCTCCTTGTATAACGGTATTACAAAAATACGCAAAGAATAACCTTATTGCACCACCTGCAATGAAAGTTGGCCGCAAGTGGATGGTTGATAGAGAAGCTCGTTATGTGGGCTATCTGTCTCTCCCTCAAATTCCTACTAAATCAACGGAACGACTTAAGAGGATAATTACAGATGGCTGCCCGACCACGAACCCATAAAATTATCATCCCTAATCTATATCGAAAGCTAGATAAACGTAACGGCAAAATTTATTGGCAATATAAACATCCCATCACTGGTAAATTTCATAGCTTGGGCACCGACGAGCAAGAAGCGAGAGAAACCGCCATTCAAGCCAATACAATTATTGCTGAACAACATACTCGACAGTTATTAAGTATTAATGAACGGTTATCAAAAATTAAGACAAATAAGTCTGAAATATCTGTCGATATATGGATGGATAAATATTTAGATATTCAAAAAGAAAGATTAGATATCGGTGAATTAAAAATTAATTCTTATCGACAAAAAATGAAACCTATTAATTTATTCCGTCAGTATTGTGGTACGAAAATATTAAAAGAGATAACCGCTTTAGATATTGCTGAAATAATAGATTCCATCAAAGTATTAGGACATTCAAGAATGGCTCAAGTCGTTCGCATGGTGCTTATTGATGTATTTAAAGAAGCTCAACATGCTGGCTATGTTCCGCCTGGTTACAATCCTGCGAAAGCAACTAAACAACCACGGAACAGAGTGAAAAGAGAACGCATGACATTGGAAGAATGGCGCACTATTTACCAGCAAGCTAAAAATCACCCTCCTTATCTGCAATGTGGCATGTTGCTGGCCTTAACCACAGGTCAGCGGATCGGTGATATCTGTAAAATGAAATTCTCTGATATTTGGGATGATATGTTACATATACAGCAAGAGAAAACGGGCAGTAAGTTAGCCATCCCTCTCTCGCTAAAATGTGAAGCTATCAATCTCTCTTTAAGGGATGTCGTTGCTCAATGTCGTGATGCGGTTGTGAGTAAATATCTAGTGCATTATCGGCATACCACCGCACAGGCGAAACGTGGCGAACAAGTCACACCAAATACATTAACCACAACATTTAAAAAAGCACGAGATAAATGTGGGTTAACTTGGGAAAAAGGTACTGCACCAACTTTCCATGAACAACGATCTTTATCCGAGCGACTTTATCGTGAGCAAGGAATTAATACACAAAAATTATTGGGGCATAAAACACAAAATATGACTGATAAATACCACGATGATAGAGGCAAAGAATGGCAAATTATTGCTGTTTAA